TTTTTCTTCTACACCCATAGGAATGAATGCACCATTACGTCCGTCTACTTGCATACCTTGTGGCACGCCAGAAGACCCCATGATGCCTTCTGTTAAACCTCCCATATTATAGCCGACTCTACCGCCACTTGCCAGCATAAATCTATTGTATTTTTCTAATAACACAGGATCTGCATACATACTTTGATCGTAGGTTCTGCCTGTTGTTCTCAAATAAGAATCAAAGTAAGTAGACCAAATTTCTTTTTGTTTTGCCTCATCTAATTGTTTTTGTTTTTTAAGCTCTTCACCTATGGCTTTTAATGAGCCTACAGTTCCAGCTATAGAAACTGTTTGTAAGGCTTTACCAAAATCAAACTCGCCTATCATTCTTCCTGTTACGGCATCATATTTACCGAAACCAGGGAATATTGCTCCGGCTAAATTAGAACTTATTTCTCCTGCTTTACCCGCAAGAGTAGAATTAATTGAACCACCAGATCTACCAAAACTCTTTATATACGCTTCTTGATCCTGTAGACTCATTTCTTGAAATTTATCGTATTTACCTTTTCCTGGTGCTGTTCCTGCTTTTACGTCTTCCGCCATTAATTTTTTTTCTACGTCTGCTTGTGTCATGTAATCACCATAAAGCCTGTCATACTCACCCTGGCTAAGTTCATCAAACTTAGTCTTGCTCATTAGTTTACCGTCTTTATTTAAATCACTAGATTTAAATGGATTACTCATCAAGTTATTATTAAGAGCACCTGATTGTGATTCTGCAAGAAATTGATTTTCAAAATAATTACCAAAATCATTTTTTGCTATACTAACTCTAGGATCAAGGGCTCTTTGAAATGCTGTCATTTCTCCTCCCTTGCCTGGCATGCTTTGTGCAAATCCTGCTGATAGTCTTTGACCAATTGTCCCTCTAGTTGGATCTACTTGCCCTGCTCTTCTAATCGCTCTTGCTTGTGGTGATCCTAATGATATTGCTGTTGCTGCTGCTGAATAAGGATCTAGTTTTCCACCGTGCATTTTAATTGACCCTGCTTGGCTGAGAGCCATACTACCTAAGATACCTAGTTGCGGTGCAACCATTGGAGCGATCATACCTAAATAAGGAGCGATCTCCTTTGGTACAAATATATCTCCAACTTTATTTAAAAAACTACTTAAGCCCATTTATTCTCCGCTACCAGACTCCATAGGAATCTGAATTACTTTTACCTGTATATCTTTGGCTTTATGAACTGCCCAAGGTTGGCCACAGTTACTGCAGGTGCCGGTTGCCTGTTCCTCTGAATCTACTTCATTTCCACAATTTTTACAATATATTCTCTCATAGACTTCTGGTTGAATAACAGGTACCTGTTTTCCTTGTACTGTCTGATAACCAAGTACCTTTGAGTCTTGTATTTTCTTCATTCTGATATTTCCAATAATGAAATTATAACGTGTAAGGCGCCACCAGCACTAGCTGTTACCTTAAGAGCATCACTGTTTTCTAAAACTAGTGGTTGCGTTAATATTTCGGTAGCGGTATTAGCAGCAACAGATAACAGATTTGTGATATTGATATTTGAACCCACACTAGCGTCTGTATTTACAATAGTTATTGTTTGAGCTCCTCCTGATACATTACATACACGAATAGATTTAATAAGCGCTTGTACAGGTTTTTGTACAGGCACCGTCGAAACATCTGCTGTAGGTACAGTGTATACAGTTGTCTGTGCTGTATTTGCTAAGGCGACGCTTTTATTTTTAAAAATATCACTCATGTTAAAAACCAAGTCCTTGCTGTTGATTGTTCTCTTAGATCTTGTTGAAACGTAAAGTTAAGCTGATTAATAATATTTTCTAACTCACGAATAAGTATGTCTTGTTGTTGACGATCAAATGTATCTGTAGGTAACGGTAATCTGGTAATATTAATTCTAGCCATTATCTTGTCCCATCCGGTTTAACATCTAGTCTAAGTGTTCCAAATCTCCAATTAGCATCAATTGTGTCACTTGATACTTTTACGTTAGCTTGTCTGCCTCTACCTCTTACGGAGAAAAATTTTGTGTTGTTGGTCGTTGTTGATGTAAAAGACCTAGTATTAGAACTAGTTGGATAGTTTGCAAACTCTACTTTTATAGTTGTGTTTCCAGCTTGATCTTTAAAATCAGGAATGACGCGAGAACATAAAAACACTTCGTCACCTTCTTTTATATCAAAGTCACCACTAGTAATTTGACAATCCATAGCAGCACCATCATCATTAACTCCTGACTCGTGTCTATATAAAGTTGTTGCGCCATTAGTTACACCAAGCGGTACCGGTGTATTTGTTGATGTTGCTGTTGAAGAATAAAAAGTTGCATAAGGCAAGGCATAGACACCTCTGTCTACCCAAGAGGTTCTTGTAAAACCATTGTTAGTGTACCAAACATTTTCTAGATAATTATAAGTTACACTTGCATTCAAAAAATCAGAAGTTGCTGTTGGATAGAACCAAGTTACTTCGTTAAAGTCTGTATTAACAGCAATAGAAACTTGTCCTAAAGAAGTTGAGTTTATATCATCAAATACAAAATCTTGTACCGTACAATCTAACTTTTTAATTGCACCATCAAATTGATAGAAGGCTGTTTGACTCATCCAATAAGTCGTACCATTTACATCAACTACAGAGTTTGCAGAAACAGCTCCACAGTTAGATCCAATTTGACTTAAACCAAAAATAAAAGGAGGTCCAATATTATTAAGTGCGTGTAACGCTGTATCGGTCCACACAAGAATAGAACCCCTTGATCTTTTAGCCGTTACAATTTTAGAACCATCTTGTATTCTAAACGATCCAGCTGTGTTTGTAGATGCCGGAGTCCATGTTTGAAAATCTTCTTGTGAAGAAAACCTTAAAAATAAATCATCTTGAGTTGGTGTACTTCCTATAGTTGTTTCTGTACCGAATAAAAAAATATGTCTATCAGGAGAAGATACTAATAAAGCTCTATTTGAAGTAGGTGCTTGCGATACTTTCTGAGCCCTGGTCCCTGTTCCACCAGACAAGTCCCAACGATACAAAGCATCATCATTTCTTATGGCTAATAAGTCTTCACCAAAAGTATCCATTGACCAATAAGTTGCATCAAGAGAAATAGAAGTTGTTGTTCTAGGCGTGTTCCATGTTCCTTGGTTCCATGCTCCTGTACCCCATCCAAAACCAAACGCTGACTTTTCTGAACCTATGTTTATTTGGTATTTAGCATTACCTGTTCCACCTTGAGAACCAGCTGTACCACTAGCAGTGCTTCCTGTGTATGTTATTTTGTAAGTATTGCCATCTACAATTTCTGTAATTTCAAATTCTTTATTCATGTCCAATCCTTGAGAAGTAGAAAAAGAATCATAAGTTACAAAATCTCCTTCAATCGCACCGTGTGAGGCGTGTGTAACAGTAATTACTGACGAACCACTAACCATTGCAAACGGACCAGTCAACGCTGCCTCTAATCTTAGTGGAGTAATATCAACAACCGTACCCTCACTATAAATATATAATTTTCTATCTGTGCCAAGTGCTAAGTGTCTAACACCTGTGTTTGATACCCAAGCTAAAGATGCTCTAACAACACCAATAATAGTTGATGTAATAACCTTATCCCAACCACCTATTTTTTCTGGTAGTCCTGTTCTAAACCTAACATTTTTAGAATCTACCCAACGACCTTCAGCACCATAGGTAGTTGTTTGTTTATCTATTCCTGGTTGAAATTGTGTTTTAACTAATGCCATTATGATATTCTCATTGCCATGCCAGCGAGAGAATAATAGTAAGTGTAAGAACTATTACCTTGACCACCAGAACCTGATCCTGAAATTAAAGGAAATATTACTCGCCAAGTTCCACCAGAACCGCTAGCGCTACCAGAGGCATGAGAGAGAGCTGCATAACCATGTAATGCACCATATCTTTGGGTATTAGTGCTAATACTAATGGTTTGTACGCTAGTTCCATAATCCGCAACGAGCATATTACTAGCAGTATAACTACTTGGAGTAAAAGTTGCACCTGCACTTAAAGTAGTTGAGCCACCACTTCCACTTGCTCGCATAAATAAAAAAGGTTTAATGTCACCAATTGCTCCTGCTGAAGGTGAGTTTGATATACCAGTCAACGCTGATCCATCAATTGCAGGTAAAGGACCACTTAATTTACTCGCAGTTAAAGTTGATATTCTTGCATCTGCTACAGTACCAGATGAAATGTTTGATCCGTTTATATTCGTAAGATTTTGCCCATTACCATTTACATTTCCACTAGCTGTAATATTTCCAGTTGCTGAAAGTTCTCCGGTAATTGTGGCCCCTGTTCCTGATGTAGTTACACGAGCTGTATTATCGTGGTATAGAGCAACACTTCCGTTTTCATTAGCTAGCATCATTGTTTCACTGTCAGCAGCATTTTTAATTTTAAATTCATCTGTAAGAATTTCTAAAGCTCCTGCTCCTGCATCTACTAACTGGCTATTGTTTCCATCGTGTCTTATTCTTAAATCACCAGAAGTTCCAAATCTTGCTTCTATGTTATCGTTAAAAGTTGTATTACCAGTCATTGTTCCACCTGCAAGTGGTAATCTAGCACTTAGCTGAGTTTGCGCATTAGAAGCCAGTGTGTTGATAAACTGAAACTCAGAATCAGTAACAGAACCATCTGCAATAGCTGTAGCCGCAACACTGCTTAGATTTGCACCTGAAAAGTTATATCTTTTTGATTCGTATGTAGCCATATTATGTTTTTATTATAAAGTTAAGAGATAAGTAAGGGTTTAACACATCAACGGTTCCAGCGTTACCTGAAAATGAACCTGATGACCCACTGTGACCGTGCGAACTTCCACTACCTGAATTAGAAGTTGGTGATTGGTTAGCTTGTCCACTTACACCAAAGAAATTATAGTCATTATTACCTGCACCACCATTTGAATTACTTGTAACAGTTAAAGCTCCATTAGCTTGAACTGTATTAGGAAATCCATTACCACTACTTGATGTAAAGTGAGAGTGACTTGGTATTTGTGCTAAGGTTAAAGTGTGATTAGCAATTGAAACACTTACTGAACCAGAAGGTGTAAAGCTGTCTGTTGTAGAACCACCAGTAGCCCCAAGAGCATATGTTCCTGATTTACCTATCGGCATACGACTTTGAAGATTTGGTAAGTTAAAAGTGCTTGATCCATTACCTGCTCCATATGTTGTTGAAAGAATTGCAAACAAAGCACTATATGTTGATCTTGATACAGCAGAGCCATTACACAATAAATAACCAGCAGGTTTATCAGCATCAGCTGCAGCCCATGGTAAAATCATTCCTGTTTGAACTGTAAATGCTCCAGCCGCAGCCAGTTTAGAATCTATTTGAGTTTGTGCATTAGAACTTAAAGAGTTTATAAACTGATATTCAGAATTTGTTACGGTACCATCAGCTACTTGTGTAGCCGCGATTGGAATGGTTGCATACTTTTTAGCTTCATATGTTGCCATTTTATTTCTCCGTTATTTTCCAACCTTGTGCCGTTCCTGTATAAACTAAACTAAAAGCAGCATCTTCAGTTGAAACTGTTAAATCTGATGCAGCTCCATAAATGTTAGCTCCATTTCTAGCAATTGTTAAAGCGTTTGAATCAAACGTTCCTGCTAAATCCATGAACCTAATTTCTTCACCTACATTTGCTGCTCCCATTGAACCAGGTAAAGTAAGTGTAATAGTATTACTTGTAGTATTTACTAAAAGATTTTCTCCAGAAAAAACATTGTCTGTTGCTGCTGTAATTGTTCTCCAGTTTTTATTTGAAGCGCCACTACTTAAAATAGTGTAAAAACTTGTACCGTCAGTTGCTATAACTGCACGACCCCCTGGAGGAATAATTTCTGAAACAGTAGAAGTACCTTCTAGTTTCAGTTGTATTGTTCCACTAGCAGTGCCGTCGTTTATTATAATATATATTCTATCATGTAATTGTGGAGTTGACTCTTGCTGTATTACAAAAGCTGAGTTGTGACCATGAAATCTAATTGCCGCTTGTCTGTCCTCGTTATTTGCTTGAGTAACTGGTCCTTGACCATATGTTAAAGTATAAGGACTACTTTCAGAACCTAAGTCTTTAGAATAAACTGCCGATATTGCTTCGTCAAAAATATTAGAAAAGTTATTGTTTGTAGTATTACCCCAGGAGTTGGCCTGTTCTCCTGTATTGATTAACTCTGTTCTTAATCTAGTTGTATAACTTGATGCCATTATGCTACCTCTTGCTGTTCTACTTCGCCAGCACCAGCGGTGCTAACTTCATTACTTATTACTGTTCCAGCTCCTGTAGTGCTTACAGAAGTTAACGGTATTGTAGCTGTAGTTGTATCATCTACATCACCAAATGTAAATATAGAAACACCACCACTAGCGGCTGTCAAAGAGTTGCCTATTATGGTAGGTGCAAACCCTAAAGAAATACTGTTTACAGATAAAGTAGAGCTATTTCCGGTAATCGTAGGTTTTACAGTTGCAGCTACTGAACCAAGAGATAAATTAGCACTTGTTGTAGAAGGTGTGGTTAGAGCCGTTCCTGTTACTGATTGAATGTTATTAACCGTAGCTGTTATAGCTTGTCCACTAACTGGCACCGCAGAAAAGGCAGTAACATTATTGACAGCAGAAGTTAAACTTTGTCCAGCTAAAGCTGCCACTGGTTCTAATTGAATATTAATACCATCTAAAGTAATTGTATTACCCATACCTGTGCCATGAACAGTACAATAATAAGCTAAGTTTTTAGGAGCATTTCTAGGCACTGTAAAAGTTACTGTTGCACCGACACTTCCAGCCGTATTATTTATCGCAACACCGTCAGTCCATTGCACACCATTTGTATTTAATATTCTAAATGGATGGTTGTTGTTTGTAGGATCACTTACATCAAATACATAAGTTTGACCTTTGACTAATGTTAAAGCTGGTTTTGATACTCCATTTAAATAGAAGACACCACCAACTACAGTTACCGTATAATTAGTTGTAGCACCAGAACCTGTTACCGCAGAAGTTAGATTTACACCAGACACAAGTTCTGCAATTTCTTCAGTTACTGCTCCAAGCGTTACTGTCATTCCTAAACTGTTTGCTGGTAAATGAATTGTTCCATC